GGCTGCTGTTCAGCCATAGAATATACAATGTGCGCAGAAATCGCTCAAGGACAAGCAGAAGAATTCAAACCCCTAGTTCAAGAAATAGTTTATGGAGGAAGCAGAGTTGAAATAGGCAAAGGACAATTAGGCCGAGGCGACGGAAGTATCGGCGCTTGGGGTGCTGATTTCGTTAGAAAATATGGAATTCTTAACAGAGGAACTTTTCTAAATGGAAAATATAATCTAGAAAAATACTCTGAATCATTGTGCCGCCAATGGGGCGCTGCAGGTGTTCCTAATGATTTAGAACCACTAGTAAAAGAACATCCTGTAAAATACACCACGCAAATTTCAGATTGGAATAGTGCAAAAAAATCATTGGTTCAAGGCTATGGTATATCAGTTGCTAGCAACCAAGGTTTCACAACTTCAAGAGATGCAAATGGAGTATGCAAACCATCTGGTTCTTGGGCACACCAAATGGCTATTATTGGCTACGCTACTATAAACAAAGAAGAACATGGATTTATCCTAAACTCTTGGGGAACATACATGGGAAATTCCAATATTGGACCCGGCGAACCAAGCCCAGCCGGTTTCTATGCTCACTGGTCGGTAATAGATAAAATGCTCAAACAAGATGATTCCTTTTGTTACAGCGCCGTAGAAGGATTCCCTCTCAGAAAACTTCGTTGGAAAATTTAATTTTTTTAACTTAAAAATACGCACCAAATGTCTGCAAATATAGACCTTTGGTGCGTATTTAATTTTGTTAAACTTTATATATATTTCTTATGAGGTAATGATGCTTAATAACTGGCAAGCTGATGGAGAGACTTTACGGCAACTAACTTTTGCAAACAAAGAAAAACAAGTTATTCTAGGGACCTTATTAGGTAATAGCAGTATCATCAAACCAAGAAAATCCAAAAACCCTCACTTCCAAATGCGAGAAAGCGTTTCTAAAAATGGCATCTGGATTCGTTGCAAAGCACATGAATTACAAAGATTCAGTAGGCCAAAATCTTTTGTTCAAGATAAAGATTCCTTCCGCTGGAATAGCATAAGCTGCTCATGCTGGAATGAATTCTACGATCTTTGCTACAAAGATAATACTAAAAATATTACCGAATTATGGCTCGACCAATTACAAGATTACGGCGTTGCCTGTTGGTTTATGGACAAAGGCGAATTCAAAAAAAATTCGGCATCACTTAGAATCAGCCGTTTGTCTGAATCCTCTGTGCAAGCAATTAAAAATTACTTCCAAATCCTAGGAATAGATGGCGAAATTAAAAAGTTCGGAGGAAGCAAAATTATCTCATTCGCAGGACCAAACTTGGCAAAATTCATGAAAATATTTTCACACAGATTGCCAGTTTATTACAAATTACAATTTAACAAATCTTTCTAGCACTCTTGCTATAAACAGGAATTTTCTTGTGGGAAACTATAATCCCCATCTTCTCATGCGTAACACCTAAGTAATCCATGTCATGCCAACGCTTCAATAGTTCATTTTTCGGTATGAAACCCCTGCTGCAATTCAACCAAGGATCTTCGAAATAAATGTTTTTCTCATCGTACCCAATCGCAACTAAATAATGCCCACTACCAAATTTGTCGTAATGCTTGAAATTACCCCAAGCCTGCAACGCAAGAATCACAGGACTTCCCTTGTTAATCTCTTGACACAAAGTTTTAATTGACATATTATACTTAATGCACGCAGTGAGACCAACAGATGTTAAATACTTCGCTATTTTGCTGGGTAATGTCCCATAACTCTCATCAGTTTCTAGATAGGGAAAATAATCATAATGAGACGGCAAACCTAATCCCCAATAACTACAAATCGAATGCACTACCGCTGCTGCACAACTAAAATGCGTTTTTTGCTGAACCTCCGGAAGATGTATCTTTATCGATTCGGGCTTGTGTCGTTTTCGATAAATCTTACGCACTGATCCCCCAAGGTGATGATATGAAAACTTACCCAACTTTGAGGCTAGATTGGCCACATTCCAAAGGTATTTATGAGCGAACCCACCATAAAAGAATAGAATTTTGGCACAAAACCAACTATCTATACGGACTTGTCGTTGAATCCGTAGAAATCAAAAAAAATAATCAAACAATTGACTTCTCATATAACTCATACGCACAAGTCAAACAAAAAGGCTGGAGTCTAGATTCCGGCATCTGCAAAATCACTATCTGTAAAAAAACCACCACAGACGAAGAAGTAGATTCTATTCTAGAAAATATAAAATCTGTACAAAAAAGCATGATTTATGTAGATGTTGTATTGCGCAATCTTAATACTAATAACATCCTACAACTCAATATGATTACAGGCGGTTACAGATCAGAAGATTCAATTTTCTGTTTGCACTTTTTGACAATAAAAATTTAAACTTTAAGCTTCTGTACCGGTGTAGCACCCTTTTGTCCGCTATCTAAGGGCGCTTTATAAAATCCGGGTGCTTCTTTGGCTGGCGTAGTATCAGGGCTTGCCATGGTGCTATTTGTAGCCGTAACGGCTGTACCAGCAGCAGGAGTAGTAGGACAAGGACCTCCCGAACAACCTCTAGGCGTAGGAGGACATGGCCCGGGACCTCCCCCGCATCCTTTCATATCTAATTTAACATTAATCGGAGCACATCTACCAGAAGTACCAAGACAACCACTGTTGTCTAATTTCATATCGGTGACTTTGGGGGGAGGGGGACATGGCCCGGGACTTCCCCCACAACTTATAGATTTAGGAACGCCACCACCTTGGGGCTGTTGATTGGGAGGGTATAAAGTACCCGGGTTTCCCATTCCTCCCTCAAAAAAGTTCCTAAAACCGCTAAATCCATTTTCAATTATGCTTTTTTTCGTCTTTTTTTCCTACGTTTGGGTGCGCCTGCAATAACAAAATCAGATTTGCCACCCTGAACTCCAACACCGGGAGGTTGAGGTCCAACAACAATGGCTTCCTTCTTGAGTTTAGCTTTTTTTAATTTGCGTCCTCTTTCAGGCATTGGAACGCCATCAATCCCTGCATTTGCAATAGCACCAGTGCAAGCACCACCAACACTGGGTCGGTCGCCTTGTACACACTGTTTCTTATCTTTCGCTACTGTTGTGGCCTCTTGCAACCACTCTGTAAATGTTTTCATAGGTGTCCTCCTTTAATTAACAAGCGCCCGCACATTGCGCATCTGGTCCCGGGCTTCCTCCTTGGACCATCATTGCTTCATCTTTTAGCTTGCGTTTCTTCCTAAACTTCTTTAATTTAGAACCAATTTTCTTTAATTTCTTAAGCTTCTTCTTGGGTTTTGGTGAAGGAGGCAAATCCGAACAAGCACCAGCAAAATTCGGCTCATCACCCTGCACACATTGTGAACGGCTGGTAGCTATTCCAGCAGCCTCTTGTAACCACTCTGAAAATAGTTTCATAATGTTCTCCTGAAAACCCTTCTTTATTTATTAACTTAAGAAATTTTTTTACAACTAACATATAATTTATTTGCAAAACCATGAAAGAACACACCGTCCAACAGTGCATCAAAATCCTTTTCAAAGATTGGGATAACAACAAATCCCAAGAAAGATACCATTACGCCTTCGCCATCAAAAAAAACAAAATCATCGCCATCGGCAAAAATCAAACCTTATACCCCAGCACTAAAATTTATGAACTTGCCAGAATCTATAACATCGCCAAATGGCTAACCTACCCATATCCACACGCCGAATCCGATCTGGTAACCAAACTCCCAGATGATGTGAAAATTAAAGACCTAGAAATACTCAGTATCAGAATCAATAGGCATGGCCAATTCCGCTTGGCTAAACCATGCGTCTGGTGCCAACAACTATTAGACTCCATCGGCATACAAAAAATATCTTGGAGTTGCAACCATTCAGAATATTGGGGCAAAGAACTCATTCTCCAAAGACAACACAAAATCAAAATAAAAACGGAAACCCACCCCATAAATAATTCATGCGCTCATTTCATGAATTTGTCGAAAACAGAAACGAATCCCTTCTCAATGAATACATCAAGTATTGCCTAGATAATAATCTAGAAATCGATGAAGGTCTCTTAGATACATTTAAAAAATATGGCAAAGCTGCACTTGTTGCTGCTGCACCCTTTGTCGCAGGAGGAATGATGGCACCTAAAGCCGGTGCAATGGACTTCTCTGCTAAAAATCTACCAGCTAACATTCATGATATACGTAATGCACCTGATAGCAACCCAAATGACTATAAATTCCAAGGTGGAGATTGGGTCGTACAACAAGGCGGTAAACAAGTAAAATTCAGCCCATCTGCTATAAAAACAAAACTACAAAATCTAGAAAGAGACCATTCCGGCTCAAGCGCTCATTGGAATAACGAAACTAAAAATTTCACTGTCCATACTCCATACGGAAAAATTTTAACATACGATCTAAATGGAAAATTAATCAACACTACTGACGCAAATCCATAACTATCAACTATAATAAAATTAGTTGAGGTAAAAAATGAAAAGCACCGCAAGCCAAACATTCATCGGTAAAGATAATACACAATACAAGTCACCAGATGGCTTCGTTGAATATGAATTCAATGAAATTGTCATCAAACATAATCCAGCTAGTTTCGCCGGTATCAGACTCGAACAAGGCGAAACAGATAAAAATGGCAAAAGAATCCAAACCAAAATCAACCTCAGCCATACACAAGTAAAAAAATTAAAGAAAATTCTCAGAGACCTCTACCCAAGAGATTAAAATGCTAAAACCAGATAACCTCAAAGAAAAAAATATTGAGGTGCTAAAAACAAATAATTACTCAATTGAAGAAATTATTAAAGATGCAGATTACTGGTTTGATGATCTTGTAGTACTCCTCAGCCCTACCAGCAGAGGATACAAAATCGCTTGCAAAAAACTAGCCGATGAAGTACTATCACTCCGTAAACAACTACAGGAGTCCAAAAGATGCCAGAAAACATTAGAAAAGCTCTCTACACAAGCTGCCTTATCTGCAGCTTCCTCAGTGTCATCTTGTGTTTTCTCTTTTTCTTCGGAATCAGAAACGAAGACGGAAAACTGCAAGGCATCCTCTTCGCTTGCCTAGCACCATTCCTCATGTCCCTAAGCCACCACCTAAAGGATGCTTAATCATGGATACCAAAATCTCTGAAAAAATGGTAACAGGTCTGTTCGTAATTTGGCTAGCAGTAGTGATATTTCTAACTGTGCAAATAAATACCTACAAAACAGAAAATCAAAAACTAAAAGAATATATTAATAGAAATGAATAAACAAGAAATGACGAAACACATCGAAATACTACAAGATAGTCTCGATGATGCTATGGAAATTATGCTAAAAATAAGATCTAAAATAAAAGCACTAAAAAGAGCTCTGCAAAAACATAGAAAAACAATACTAATTACAGATGATTACAACGAAGATAGAAAAAAAGCCGATGAAATATTATGGGAAATACTAGATTATGATGAATTGTTTTCTTAAGGATTAATATGCTATCGGAAAAACTAATAAACGCAATCAAAGAACAAATCAGATCTGCTGAAAACGTTATCCTCAAACCATCTACCATCATACCTATCGCTACACTAGAACAACTCGTCCTAGAGTATGAATACCTACAAGAACAATTAAAAAAATGCAACAAAGAAACAATACAAAAAGAAACCGTCGAAACTTGCTTGCAAATTATCGATAACCACGCACATTACGTAACCACACAAAAAGATAAACAAATAGGTGATGGAACACAAAAAAATCTCGCACTATTAGAAGTTCATGCTCTAATCAAAAAAAACTTCAAAATCATATAGGCACACTTATGCTCAACCAAAAAGAAAAAGAAGAAATAGAAGCAAGATTAAAACTAGCTACCCAAGCCCCTTGGGTTACAGACCTACACCAAGGACTCTGGTCAGTCTACTGCGGTGAAATTGATCACTACCACCCAGTAGCAATCATAAAACAAAATCAAAATCAAGAAAATAACGCAAAATTTATCGCACATTCCAGAACCGATATAATTAAATGTCTAAACGAAATCGATAGACTAAATGAAGTCATCAGACAATTCACAAAAAGCTCACCAATAGAAGGAGGTTGGAACTAAATGCTTGAAACAATCACACTACTCTGCCTGTTATCCATTCTACTTTATGGAATTATTAAAGCATTCGAAATGCAAGACTCACCTAACCCCAACTTGCTTCCTGATGAAGACCTAAAGGATGAAGATGATCAGGGAAATACTTAAAGAAAATAAACTCCAAATAATCTTCATATATGCCATGCTGATAATCCAGTATGGCTTGTTTTCTCTAATACCATACCTGCTAGGTAAAACTATTGATGGACTACTAATTAAAGATAATTTTTATCTGTTAATACTACTAACAGCCGAAATAACAGCCCTTCTAATCGGCTTCTTCCTAAAAAGATATGATACCAAAGTCTTCATGAAAATATTCTGCGATAAAGCCATAAAAGCTGTACAAATTCTTAGAAATAAAAATATAATACCAGCCAAAATAGCAGCACGATACCAACTTGTAGGTTACTATTCAGACTTCTTCGAATTCAGCCTACCTCAAATAATACAAGCCTTTATAGGCGCTACTACCGCCCTCACAATGCTCTACCTCACAGATCATAAAATCGGCATCCTAGCCACAATATTATTCATCGGAATGATTACAGTCAATAAAATATACAGCTACAAAACACAAAAAATTGACCTAAATATACAAACAGAAAAAGAAAATATAAACCACTCACTCATGGAAAATCTAGAATACAAAAATTACCTTCAAAATCTAAGCCAAAACTATGTCAGAAAATCAAACCTAGATGCCGCTAACTTCTTCTTCAATGACTCCCTGTCCATAATCATGCACCTAGCTACCATGCTAATTTTAGTCTACACCCAACCAACAGTAGGAGCTATAACATCAACACTACTCTACGTCGATAAACTCTATAGCGTTACATTCAATGTTTTTTACTTTTTTATGTTCATCAGAGGCATAGAAAATACTAATAAACTTATAAATGAAAATGAATAGGCTGTGCAAGGGCTGTCGCTCTTAATCTTCACCATCTTGCTAAAAGGCATCCGAGTCAGGAAAGAGCTAAAACGACTACCATATGCCTACCAGCCAATTTAATATAGTTAACAACATCCTTTACTGCCACAACATGTAACAGTCTTAGGCTGAATTCCACACTTGTCAGGAGATAAACAGTTAGCACGCTTCTGACTCAAAAATATATTAAACAAACTTTCAAGACGCTGAATCATGGCAACACCATACAAACCAATAGTATAATTATTGTCATGCTCAAAAACTAATTGCTCTTCATCATTAACTAGATCCTTGCCAGATTCAATAATCTTTAAAAGCTTTCCAACAGTCATTCTGTGTTCGGTATCGTCCGCAACCCAAACCTGAAAAGTTGTATCACCAGTCTCCCTCTTCACACCACCACAATCTACAAAACTCTTAGTTGTCCTGCCAATTTCAGTTATATGAAAATGACACGGCACACCCAATCCACTAGGAGTATAAATCGAAATCCTACACTCCGAATCAGATTGCTTCAAATCAGATACTAAGTCTTTTAATGTCGCCATTTTACACCTCTAAATATTATAGCAAATTTGTCTCTAAAATGTTTAAAACATATAATTTTCTATGTTTAAACTTTGTAATTCATGCCAACAAGAAAAACTAATCGAAAACTTTAGCTTCAAATCAAAAGCAAAAGGAACTAGAAGTTCCAAATGCAAAACATGCCACAGAGTTGATGTAAATAATCACTACAAAAGAAATACTGAATACTACATCAAAAAAGCAAGCGAGAAAAAGAAACAAACCAGAGAATGGTGGCAAGAATATAAAAAACAATTCAAATGCGCCTGCGGTGAATCACACCCAGCTTGCATCGAATTTCACCACTTCGAAAAAAATAAAGAAGATGATGTCTCATACATGATGAATAACGGCAGTAGAAAAAAAGGACTAGAAGAAATTAAGAAATGTATTCCAATCTGTAGCAACTGCCATAGAAAATTACACTACGATCTAAAAAGAAAAAGCGGGTAACGAGATTCAAACTCGTACAAAAAGGATGGAAACCTATTATGCTATCATTACATCATACCCGCATAATGTTATTATAGTGGGGTTTCCGATTTAGATTTTGCTTTTTTTGCATGATACTTTTGCTTTTCTATTATAGTTCTGCAAGCATTGCAATCTGCAGAGAGAGTTCCTGTAGGATTTTTCTCTGATGGCTTAGATTTCCATGTAAAGTTTCCTTGAATCAATTTAATCTCATTGCAGCCTCTGCATTGTTTCTTACCTTCTGCAGCATAAGGATTGTTAACTCTTAAATGATCTTTTGGCAAACTACCTGTGCGCCTGCCATTTTCATGAATGCAAACCCAATCATCATTATTTAGAACATCCCTATCATATGTAAGCCTTAGCATAGTGTGATTACAAGAGCAATACTTGCAGTGGAATACGATTGAATCGTGCCTTATCCATTTTTCATAATATCTTTGCTGTCTTTCTAAGGCTTTTTTTCTTCTTTTGGCAGCTTGATCTACTCCATCAAAAGACTTCCTTAATTCATCGGCCCATTTTAAAAACTCACACTGATTTTCAATTTGCAATTCTTTTTCAGACCATATTTCGTATGTGTATCCATTTTTAGTAGCAAAATCTTGACCATCTTTAATTTGCAATTCGACTTTTTCATACTTTTTATCCAATATTGGTTTGGGTTTTATTTCTTTTAAATGCTTGCCATTAATTAAAATATCTGCAACTCTATTTCTTCCATTAATAGTGTAATAAAAAGATGTTTGGTAATTAATAACTGAAGGATCATGTTCACATAAATAAATTGCCCTAAGTTCATATGTGCTAAACCAAGTAATATCTTTATTCATTTTTTTGCTGTAGAAATAACCACTATGCGATCTACGCAACTTACCGTTCGCCATTTTCTCTGCAGTAAGCTTGCTTAGTTTTTCTTTTAGTTTTACACCCGTTTCTGAAAGCCATTTTTTTGCAGCAGATAACGACATCTTGGCTTTTGTTTCTGGGGTCTTCGCCCACGGATTAATTTGTTGATTTGTATTTTCGCTTGCCATGATTAAGCTCCTTGTTTGGACAAAATTATTATAGCAATCAAAAAATAAAAAACAACCAAAATTATAAAAAAAGAGCCCCGACTTTACAGCCGGGGCCCTAAAAAGATATCAGTTTTATATCAAGTGCTATGCCTAGACAACAAAGTTAGCAATTGATAGCCTTGCATAGAACTTGGCGCCTTCTCTTAGCAATTTCTTGCCATACCTAGTGAGAATTCCTTTTCGGGGGCAAAAGCTCTCTGGATCTAGCACAACTGGTGTTTGTGTTAGCGGAACATATGGGCAGTAGAAGTATCCGCTGTCCATGTAGCTGTCGCCCTTGTAACCCATCAACAACTGGTTGGTTGGGAATAGTGGGTCCTTGTAGAGACGGTAGCGGTTAGCAACAGTACCGACGTACTGAATACCAAGTGAGCTAGTAAATGTCTCAGAAGGAGCAGGTGCGAAACCGGCGGTAGCTGTTTCGAATATAGAAGCAACTTCGGGGGAAGTTACGATGAAGTTAGCGCCACCACGGAGGGTTTTTCTGTGGATAACGTTGGAGACTTCAACAATCTTCACGTAGAGGGATTCGTATTTTTCCTTGATGGTATCACCAAGTGCGGTAGCGAGATCCCAAGCAGCGACAGTACCGGCGTTCTGACGGAGGTCTTGTACGCACTCACGGTCGATTTCGAGGTTGATTTCCTGAGCGAGAACAGCGGTCAACTCGGCTTCAGCATCAAGATTGTGCTGAGAGCGGAGATCTTGCTGTGCTTCATAGGACCAAACAGCCTTGAGCTTACGGGTTTTAGCAGCGATCTCTTCTGATTCAATAACTAGATTGATTTCAGGGAGGTCCTGATTGCACTCCATGTTGTACTCGTAGGAAACTACGCAGTAAACAGGGCCAGATGCAGTGGCGTTCCAACTTAGGCTGAATCCACCTGTATTTAGGTCGAGTGAGCCACTGGTAGCGAGGTCGGTTCCACTTACGGTATTGAAAGTGAAAGCCCCAGAGCTAGCGACGGTGAATGTCTGGCTAACGGTGCCGTTTAGATAAATGGTACCAGTAACAGTGCCGCCCAAGATGGGGGTGTGTTGGAAGTTACCCATATTCACTGCAGAGTTAGGAACAGCAATGGTATCTGGGGTTTTCTCGTTCTGTACGAACTGGCTGGAGTAGTAGATGTCAAGGTTGGCATCACCGCTCGCCCTCTGTTGGAGGGAGGTGTTATCGTCAGCGGGGAAGCCGCTGTCGTTAGAAGCACCCTGCATATAGCCCTTGTTGGAGCTATAGCGGAAGCGGAGATAGTACACCAAGCCGGTTGGGCCGAGTAGTGGCTGTACGCTAACAATCTTATTAGCGATTAGCTGTGGATAGATACGACGGACAAGAGGAATAGAAATTCTCTTGAACTGTGCAACGTCGGATGTATCGGTTGCGACTTCGTTGATAAGCCTCTGGTTTTCGAGTAGAACTGCAGTAGCAGAGCGGACATAAGGGTCTTCGATGCCCTTTAGAATACCAGTTTTGCTCCAACGAGTCTCAAGCTCTTTAGCTTCATTTAGAAATCTTGCATTAGCATTCATTGATTAACTCCTATTAAGATTTAGTTCTTATTCTTTTTAACGCCTGAGAGAATAAGTAGCTCGTTTGTTTCACCTGAACCAGTGTTATATTCCGCAATAACCTGAATGTTCTCGGTGTCAATATGTCCTCTCCCGCTTGCTGTCTTTACTTTCGTTGATCTTTCTTTCTGTTCGGCGAGCAGCCTAGTTCTGCTGTTTTGAGCAGGCACAGCTTTTCTGGCTTCGGTAATAACGGAAGCGGTTTTGCGCACCGACTCGTTTAGGCGAGTATTTTCTGTGGAGAGACGGATGTTACGAGCTTCGAGCATTCTGAGTTGTCCTTTAAGCTCTTCGTTCCTCTTTGTTGATTCATCCAATTTGGATGAGGTAGCAAAGGTTTTCTCTTCGTCAGAAAGGTAGTTGCTGGTAATGTTGATAATCTTGTCGAGTGCGACCTTGTGTTCAACGACTCTTGGGTCATTGATGAGATCATGGCGAGCTTGCTCGTAGATTTCTCCGCCCTTGAGTTGGAGGAATTGGTCAACTTTCTCAACAATGTAGTTTTTCATTTCAGCGAGTTTGCCGTCATATTCCTCGTAGAGGTCAACTTCGACTTTGCCCTTGCTGTTTCTTTCGGAAAGAAGCATTTGGTAAGCTTCTTCGTAGCCTTCTTCGAGGGTCTTCTCGAATTCGGCTTTTTGTACCTCTAGGCGGCTGCTAAGATCGTTAATAATCTCATAGGCCTCTTGGTATCCTTGGTAAGCGGTTTTCTCAGCCTGAGAAAGTTCGGCTGATAGCTGTGAGTAAGCTTCTTCAAGGTTACTATTGTAATCTTGTTCGAGCTTTTCTTGAGCTTCTGCTAGCATTTCAGACACGGCTGAAGCGACTTCATTTACCTGATCTTCAGGTAAAAGCTTTTTCAATGATTCAACGATTTTATGTTCCATTATCCTAACCTCATTTTGATGTTGTTAGTTTGAGCCTTTACAATTCCGCCCAGACACGCTATCAGAGCATCTTTGTTTACCTTATGTATGCTGCTGCTGTCATTTTTTTTCTGGGAATTATCAAAAACCTCTGGAGTGTACTCCTGACTCTCCTTGGTTGTGCCTACTTTCTTTTGGAAAGCGGCGAATGTAGACGGGTCAGCAACCACATCGAAGGTGATGAGTTTGTAAGACTCGTCAATTACAAGGATGCCATTCTCATTCGTCTTTCCGTTGCCTACGCCACGGGAAGAGACACCGACACGTACACCGTCGTTGATTAGGGCTTTTAGGATTTTTCCGTGGGGTGTATTAAGGATTTCTCCTTCACCCATTAGGACGCTTCCTTCCCACCACAACTTCGTAATAACGTGAGATGCTTTTTCGAAGTGAATAATGCTATCTTCTGGGTGGTCTAATTCACCCACAAGTCCTCTTGCTTTGACACATTCTTGCAATTTCTTTACATTCTCATTTAGTACACCATAGCTGTACATTCTTTTGTTTTTATTAACAGCTTCCGCTTCTTGGAATTTGCCTCTGAATTTGGTGAGTCCTCTTTCTGAGGACTCATTCATGGCAAGCTCAATTCCTCCATAGGTACAGCAGTCGATTAGTAGATACTGGTTCGAGTTCACTTTATCTCCTTAGACTTAGTCTTTAGCTGTTTTGGCGAGAACATCATCTTGGGGAACCACATCGAGGTTCTTTTTGTACCAATTTGATGCGTTTTCAGGATCGATTAGCTTGAAGCTGTCGCCCAAGGTCATTTCCTGTCCGGGGATGTAGGGGTTTTCCAAGGCTGGCCAAGTGTCTTTACCGCCAGAGGTTCCGAGTTCGAATGTATCGGAAACGATTGGGGTAGCGCCCTTGATTAGGAAGTCGCCGCCTTCGGGAGCGTAGGGGTTATGTAGTTTTGGGTTGAGGTCGTTGCTGTGCATGTTTGTGTAATATTCCATGCCTGTAACGTCAGTTTTTACAGTATGTCCATCGGATGTGGGGCTTAGTTCATATGGCCCCTTATGATCGCCGGGGCTACCGTTCATAGCGCCGTATTTGTGAATGAATGGGTTATCGCCATTGATGCTGATAACTGGTGACATAACAGTCCAAGCAGAACCGTCGAAATCTAGGGCCTGTGTAGCGGCTTCTAGATAGAGGGCTAGGTCTTCAGCGAGAACCAAGGAAGGGGCGCTTTCATTCTTAAGAACGCTTTCGCATTCATGGATGAGGGAGCCGACTTCTAGGCTTGTGGCATCATCGCCCATGAGGCGGCTGAGGCGGTGTACTTCGCTTAGGGAGCGGTAAAGGTCCTTGAATACTTGTCTTTCAGCACGGATGGTTTCATCGGCTTTAGCGAAGACAGCTTCGGACACTGCTGCGAAAGCGTTAAAATCGTCTAGGTCTGCTTGTTTTCCAGCAGCGGAGAAGATTTTGCTAACTCTATCGCTATAGGTCTTATGGGCGGTTCTGATAACGCCTTCTGCCAAGAAAACGCAGGTTTCGTCATCATAATTTTTAGCGCCAGTAACCTTAAGAGCTTCGTCAATCTTATGGGCAAGTTCTGCTCTGCGGAGATAGAGTAGGTTTGGCCAAACGGAAACGACATTTTCGAAGCAAGTCTGTAGACCTTCGCCGTTAGACATAGCGTTGTAACGCTTCATGTCATTAACAGCTTTTAGCCAGTTGGACTGGTGGTTTAGGGCTTCGCTGAGGGTCTTGAAGCGGCCATCAATGATGTTTGCCATGTCCTTGTACTGCAACATGAGGACTTTGCCTTCGTTGCGGACGTTGGAGCGTGGAATGGAAACGCCTGTAACGTTACCTTTGGCATCTTTTTGTGTGCGAACATTTTTGTAAAGGTCGCCATTGCTGCGGAAATCAACGAATTCAAGGATATTTTTGGCGATTAGGCCCCATTCCTTAAGTTTATGATCGCCTGCTTTTTGAGCAACTTTCTTGAGTCTCTTCTTATCGAGGCCGTCTTTTTTATCATCTCTTTCGTCGGCTTTGCTCTTCTTGCCCTTCTTATGGAGGGGGCTACCGTGCTTTTCGAGATATTTGCGAAGACCTTCGGGTAGTCCTCTCTTTTTCTTCTTCTTGTCGTGCTTAGCGCCTTCGCTAACAACGCCTTCTCTTAGGCCAGCCTTAACGACTGGTGTTTCGAAGTATTCAGAAAACTTGACGTTTGCGCCTTCTAGGTTTTCTTCAAGAATAGCATCGACCATCTGGCCGATAACATTTTTGCGAGACATTTCAAGGTTTTCTTCTTCTACTACTAAAACTTCAATATTTTCTAGAAGAATCTTGTTATTGTCTACGGTGTATTGGGCTTGGACTAGGTCACCGTTGCTTGCAACATAGGTGGCGGTGTCCTCTGAAATGCAATAAAGCCTTAGGTTTGTATCTCCACAAACCTTGCCGACAAACTCAGCGGCTTCATCCAACTCACGCTCAACAGAGGTAAGTGAGTTCTTTTCGATGTTCTTATAAGTCTCGAAATCGACAAATTTCTTTTTCATGCCAAATCTCCTTGAAAGATTTTTTTAAATATAACTTTCCGCTTGTTATATATTAAGGAGGTAAAACTTTGCTAATTACAAAGAATGTATACTTCCAATTATCCTTTTATCTATGCAGTTACCGTTAAATATTGGTGAACCATGAAAAAATTTTCCGATTACTTGGCTGAACAGTCTACAACAGAGGGTTTTGAAAAGCACTGGAACCATGCTTCACAGGAAGAAAAAGACCATATATTAAAGATGTTTGGTCATTTGGATGAGCAAGACCGTCAGATAATCAGAAGGCAATTGTTGGAGCAATTTGGTAACATGTTGGGTAACAACAAGGGGTTTGTTGAATCTGTATGTTTTGTTTTATGTAATGCAAACGACCAATATAGCAAGCAAATTGGTTATTCTATGATTGAGCGTGCGGTTAATTTCTTTAGAAATCCTATAACCAGAGGTTTAGTATATATTGATGGGGAGAATCAGGTAGTTAATGCTCCCAACCCCAATCAGAATGGTTCTACTAATAACAGTTACTACAACTAAGCGTCAGAGTAATCTATTGGTTCATAGTCTTCTTCGCTAGCGTAGTTTTGGATTTCAATATCGTATTTAATCAAGTCTTTTTCTGTAGGCGTGCGAAGTGGCGTGCCTTGGATGTTATTTTCTTGTCCGGCAGCGGGTTGTTGTGCAGCTTGTTCGCCGCCACCAGCTAGCATTTCTGCTTCGCCACCGCCCTGTTGTTCTGGAGGATTAAGTCCTTCTGGGCTGATTTCTTGGTTAGGACCTTCTGGAGTAGTACCCAGTTTTTGTTCATTATTACTTTCATCAGAAGGCAATCCAACACCAAGGAGGGCAGGATTTTGTGCAAGCACCTGTAGTTTTGCATCTTCAATTTTCTGCATTTTCATTCTTGCCATGAATATCTTGGATTTTTCTTCAGAATATCCAAGCCATTCTGTGAGAATATCATAATCAGACATTAGAGTGCTGCCTTTAATGCTGGTGGCATTTTGTATACGAGCGGCTGTAACTTCTTGTCGGCTCAATTCCCTCCATTCGGATGGTTGTGTCATTTTGATTCTTAAATCATCATATGTGTCTAGGGGGAAGCCTCTTAATTTGAGATGTCTATCAGCTATTTCCCATAGAATATCTTCATATGGTGCTTGGAAGCGTTCTACTAATCTTGCAACTCTTACGTCTTGTGCTGAAAGTGTGATTTTTGTTTGGTTAGGATCTTCTGTGTTCATGTAGTTTTTAGGAAACTGCAATGCTGTAAACAATCGGTTTCTAAAATAGATTGCGTCATCAATTTCGCCAAGGTTTTGTGCACCCGGTAGAGTTTCAATTTTGGTATTGGAATTAGGTCTAATAGGCAGCCAGAAATCTTCATCGACTGCTGGCGCATGATATCTTTCATCTACGCTATTAGGGGTTGCTGATCCGAAACTTCCTTGGCTATGGCTGACCTTTTTCTTTCTGAATTGGTCTTTAAGTCTTTCGATGAATGCTTCGGCTTTAAATGGTGGTAGTTGTCCCACATCGATATAAAAAACTCTACGTTCGGGGCTTCTGGAGAGGCGGTAGACCAACATGGCGTCTTCCATGAGTCTTAGTTGATTGGCAGGACCTCTTGTTGGTTCTACGATAGAAACTCCGTATGGATAAAAGGTTCTTCTGTCGTCTCCCAAGCGTGCATGTACTACTTGTTCAGGACTGAAGCGTATGGCTGTTGCCATGGCGATTTCTTGATCTGTAGCGTGAACTACTGGAGCTTTTGTCAAGCTTTGATAATCTGGACCTTCCTTGGATTGTTGGAATTCTACGACTCTACCTTTGGTAGTTTCAATTCTATACATGGATTCTGGGGGAAGGCGTGTTATTTTCATGACGCCTTCTTTTGGGTTGTCCAAATCTATGACTAATTCGTAGAAAAGATCGCCGTAGAGCAAGAGGCTTTTGAAATCGCTCCATACTCTGCGATTAAGATTAATCATACTTCTGTGTAAAAAAAGGAATTCTAATTCATCTTTTACATCTTCATTATTGCAATTAATTTGAATGACGTTGCCGTGACTATCTTTTTGACAGTTATGAACAATACCGCAATCTGTGGCAAAATTATGATGTTCTTCGACTGTTAAGTCATAAACATCTTTTATTTTTCCTTTATGTACATTAAGTACTCTTCTATGATCTTTATGGTATTTTCCTAACCATCTTAGTTCATCAACTGAAAATCCTTCGGCTTTGAGACGATTTTTTACAGTTTTCCAGTCACATCCGGCTTGTTGAGCTATTTGATTCATATTTAGATCTTGACCAAGCATTCTACCGTAATATGCAATTTTATCTAATTTGGGTTCACTTTTGCCTAATCTCCAATCATCGACAAAGTGTCTTTCATGAATCCAGCCTTTTCCGAATGTGAATATTCTTGGGAATTGTTTTGTGGGTAAATCTGTGAGGTGTTGATTTACTGGCATTCTATAGAAAGGCATAATTAGGTCGCCTTCTTTGATATCGCCAGCGCACTTCCAAGTTCCATCACGCATAAGTATTCGGTGATCAGGAGTGCATTCGATTTCTTTTCCGTGGTCTAGAACAACATGAACTGTTTCAGCGGTTTTGGTTTTTCTAGGACTATGAGCCCAACCTAACGCATAATCTTTTTTCTTAAAATCATAGCAATAAACTAAAAACTTTTCATTTTTATATTTTTCTTCGAGTTTTTCGATGGGAAACATGCCGAAAGGGGTGCTTATCAAGGTGTGGCCAGCTAAACAAGCTTCGTCGCTAAAGACGCTTAGAGCGCATTCGATTTCTGGAACTGTCCTTAATCTTTCATATTCTTTGTAGCGGGATTGTCTATTGCTTACGGTAGACAGGTCGATAAAATCGTTAGTTTCTCTTAGTCTAATTAGGCGACTGTCTGTATTGCTCCAGAAGCTTCCATCTGGGTTTAGCGTGGGAATAGCATCTGGCTGTGCTACGCCTGCGCCGACCAAGTCTTTTGGGTCTATTGACCTAGAGACAGGATCTCTGGCGAAAGCGAAGTCGAACGTTTTGAAAAAGTCTGCCCAAATTGGTGTGGCCATCTGACTAACCTCTACTAATTTAAATTATCTATCTCTAATAGAATAAATATGAGACACTTTTTTATATTGACACATCTTGGAGTTGACGCCCAGTTGTGGAACAAAATGTTGACAACCAACAAATTCTTGTATTCTCATTTTGTATATAATGACCTAAATACCTATTATAATTCTAACATTTATTTTGATTATGAAAAGTATGAAACAAAATTTTCTAGACACTTTGACATTTTGGTCTTTAATTGGCAGACTGGTTTTAAAGATGCTCTCAGTTTTTCTAAAGTAATTTACATAGAAAACAATTCTGATGACTGTATTCAAAGAGTTAAAGATAGCGGTTTAATACACAGAATGTGTGCTAAAGATTATCTTGACAACAGGAAAGAGTTTATCAGGCAGCAGCTTCCTCAGACTTTATCTTACATAAAAATTCAAGATGATTTAGAAAAACTTCAGGTAAACTTGCAAAGGATATCGGATTTTGTTCAAGTTCCGATGAATTTTCAATTTACTTTAACCAAGTAGCATACTATCATCATTGTAATCGGCGATTGTATTTTGGGGTTTTGGTTTGGTTAAATCTTCTAGATTTTTTTGCTCATCCTGCATCATTTTTTCCAGAATATCCAGAGCTTTTTTGGCATCTTCATATGAAGTGAAGGCCATTTTAGAGCGTTGATTTTCTTGTTCTGTTAGTCTTCTTCTATTTCTTTTGACTTGTACTTTTTTGATTGATTCCAAAGTTCTTTTTAGATTGCCTTTTACTTCATCTAAGGCGAACTGCTCTGGCAGGCCTCTTAGGCAGGATTCCAAAGTTTTTTGAATCTCATTCAATTTTACTTCATTGTTATTCATTTTTTGAACCTGTCAATATATGAAATCTTCAATCTTTTTCCATCAATTGTAAAATCTTTATCTTGACAATGACACACTTGATATTCTTTGTATACAATTTTGTAGTCTGATTCTGTTTTTCTGGCAAAATTGATTGGCAGAATGCATTCTTTTAGGTAATTTAATTTTTGTTGTGCTTCTATTACAATTTCTTCTGGTAGGTCATTTTTGGAAAAATATCCTCTGCATATCCTTTTAGAAGTTGCTCTGGTTTCGAAATACTCGTTTAGTTGTGAAATATTTTCTAAATGTTGTCTACAGATTAGAGTTTGACCACTTAGTTCTAAGATAAAGTATTTATCTTCGTTGATTACCACCTTAAATTTTTTCATGGATTTTGTGGTATCGAGTGGTGTTTCGGGAAATGGCGAAATGGTTGCGTGAAAGATATCTCTTGTGTTGTCACAATATTCTTGAAGAAGGTTCTTTACTACTGCCGCATTGAATTCTGTCTTTGTTTTGATGACAGATGTTAAATATTTCACGCTTGCGTCTGATTCTGTATCAAAGAAAAAACCCAGACTTTGTTCATCTAATTGATTGGCACACTTATACTTCATTAATTCGGCAATATCTTTGTTGAGCAAATACTTGTTAGTAGCTATTTCGCTCAAATCGCCGGTAACTATTTTAATTGTTTCAAATAGATTTTCTTTTTGTTCTTTTGCTATAGCATACCATTCACGGTCATACAGACATAGCTGCATGGCATCGTTGTAAAGAGTCAAATCAATAGAAATTTCTGCTTTTCTCATGTCTATTAAATTATATAGATTAATTACCATCCGAAATCTTTTATTAATGCATTTTGTTTTCTATAAGTTCTTAATAAATTTTCATTTTCAAGGTCTTCGAGTGTTTTTTCTTTTTTTGTAATTTTGTCTAGTACTGATTCTCTGAGTCCTTTTCTGAGTTCTGACCTAATGTCTGCTAGATTTGTTTGTGCTCTATTAGATGATTCAATCATTGGGGAGCCAAGTGGCAAGTCTCTTACACTTTGGTCTCTAGCGTATAAGGCGAGTGCTATAGACATGATTGCATCGTCATGTTTTCCTTTGGCGGCTTCAGCTTTTTTGGATGTGACATTAAACTCAAAAGTTTTCATTTCAGTAACTAGTCTTTTACTTTTAATGTGGAGGGTGCTATTTAGTATTCTAGATTGAAGGCCTTGGAGAACTATGGGACGAATGTTAATGCTCATTTTGATACCGGCTTTTGCTGACTTACCTGATTTGCCGCTATAAAATAAATTTTCGTAACTAAATTCATGTACTAACATGTCTAGAACAATTCCTCCTGATGACATGTCTTCAACGATTATAAGTCCGGTGTTATATGCCGATGCTAATTCATGGACAATATGGGAAAAATCATGTGGTGATATTTGATTGCTATAAAATTCGGCTGCTTGTTCTAATGTGTTTGAGTTTATAACTTGGACGCAACTGTTGTCGCCATTTGCTCCAATTCCTTCGGCGCAATCTACTCCTAGTATGTATTCTGCACCGTCTTTAGGCTCTTGCCAGACCCAGAGGGCTCCTTTTTCAAAAGAACCTTCTTCATCTTGTGCGTCTTTGTTTATAAAATGCGGAAAAAGCCTTTTGATTGGCGATGTTTTTCGAGTTTGCTGATCTAGGATTGTCAGTTTATCAGATGGAATATAGGTTTCACCAGAGCCCAGAAAGCTTCTTAAAACTTCCTGCAGAAAACCTTTTTCTCCCAATTGGCTTCTTTGTTCTTTTTCCCAATTAGGGTTAGTTTTGGGGCAATAATCAGGATGTTCCCAGTAATCAAGGTCGATTACGTGGAACATATTTTTGCCTTCTTTGGCGTGAGTATATGTTTCTTCATACCAGTTGCCCAAGCCATTAACCGTTGAGACCAGAACGCAGCTTCCACCTGTGCTCAGCACCGGCCACATAGCTTTCCAGTGATTATCCATATCTGGAATGAACGCTGCTTCGTCAATAATAAGAAATGTAACCGACTTACCACGGGCGGCCTCTGGGGAATAAAACTGTAAAGCGCCGCCAGTATCAGGAAATTGCTTAAGATGGTCATTCCATTTGCCATCTTTTTTTGGCTTTATCCATGTTGGCATATGTTCGACTGCTCTGTCGATAATCATACCAATGCCTACTGCTTCTCTATCAGTCTTGGAAAGTGCCATGATTTGCTGGTCTAGTTCAAACATACACTTCCAGAGACCATAAAGAAGCGTAACAGTTGTTAGTCCTCCCTGTCGGAATTTAGATATGATATTAAATCTGTGTTTTCTGTAATACTCAATACTTCTAGCCTGATATTTGTACATAATAAAAGGAACAAGTCCTTTTGTCGGATGTAAAATTCTTACATATTTTTGGCAAAAGTATGAAAAACTATTGACGCATTTTTCAACTTCAACGGTTTGTTTTTCTACGGAATATTGTTCTATATCTTCAATTGTTTCATCTGGATTAATAGCAAGTTGCAAATCATCGAAGTGATAAAACTCCTGATCGTAAGTTTTATAATAATATTCTCTGATGGTTTTATACTTATTTTTCCAGACGCTCATGGTTCAATTCTTGTTGGAACTTCTACTATAATAGATATAAGGGGGACTGAAAAATGTTAAAAAATTCTGATTATGCGTTGTTTGCAAACATGATGCTTGGTGATTTGAAAAATGAAAGAAAACATCTCCTTTTCTATTTGACGGCAGCTTCTACGGTAAGTGGTCCTCATCGAGAAGAATATAAAGAGTTGTTTGAAAAAGAAGCTCTTGGAGAAATGCAGCATGTTTTAGAATTTCAAAATGCTTTGCTGGGAATTGGTGTGGATTTAACACAAGCTGAAGAAACTGTAACTAATTATCCGTATATTGTTAGTTATGATTTGAAGGAATTGTTAGAGTTTGCCTTGAAAATGGAACAAGATGTTGTATTAAACTACGCCAAGAGGATTTCGGACAACCTTGGTTTACTTGAGGAGCCAGAAAGAAGATGGATGGAAATCTTTTATGAAGAGCAAATCAAAAAAAGCCGAGAGGATGTGGATAACTATAGAATGATACTTAAAAATTTCAAATAATTAGAGGTTGTCATGCCATTTTTCCAGAATGTATTTAATTTCGAATTTCGTCCTACTATTTTCGGCTCTGACAGGCAGTATCAAACGACTTGGAACGTTCCTGCGAATGTAAACAGTCCTGAATACATGATAAATCATCAGGTTGGCCCTTATGATTTATCTGCTCCCGGGAATAATGTGCTGACTTTGATGTATGCCTATGACCCAAGTCTTTTGGGTTATAGTCCTTTAAATATAGCTATTACTGGCGCAGACATGACGGCAGTTACTGCCTTGGAAGTTGTAAACAGTTTAAATACAAATTCAATTTTCTCAGGCATGTTTCAAGCTAGTCTTTTTAGTGCTAGAAACTTTCCTTTTGCTCCTCAGAAGGTATTGATTAAATACACCAAGAATGCTGGTGGTGGTCATATTAGGGCTTATATTACCAATACTGGTGCTGAAACAGTATTGCAGTATAACAGAAATAGTCCTATTAGGCAGTTGCCCACCTATTATGAAAGATGGGATATGCAGGAAAGGTTCCAATATCCTACTTTGGGGCCTGATCGTCTTATTCTTTTGGACCCCGGAACAAACGCTTATGAAGCTCAATTAATTCAATGGCAGGGCATGGACCCAAATGCCCCTCTGGCTGATTGGCAGCTACTTCGTGGTTCTAATGATGCATATTTCTTCTTCAACACTGTTTATAATACTTCTGGACAAATTACACAAGAAACAAAGTATTATGCCGGTGCCTCTGTTGGCGATTTAGCAAAGAAAACATATTATCTGTATAGTGGCACAACATTGTGTGCAAAACTTGAAACTCCCTATACGCTACAAAGTGGCGATTTAATAAGCCCTCCTTAATTAAATAATATTTCCCCACTTATCTCTCAATCTTTCAAGCTCCGACTTTTCAAGTTCTGGAGCTTGTTTTATTTCCTTCTTGCGTAATTCTTGGTATTGATGTTGTATTTTCTGTTCAACCACACCATACAAACTGTCAACAATTTTTTCCAAAGGCGGATATGGATAATATCTTAAAAGTGCATTGCTTTCCTCTTCGTAGTAAGTATAGCCTTCCCATTTAAGCTTTATAGTTCCTTCATAATCGTTACAAAATATTTCCATATTTAAGCCTCTTTGAAGGCCATCAAAAAAGTAACCTATATCGTAAGAAGTTGAATCTTCGCCAAGAACGAGTATTTCATTGTTTTCTTCAGGTAGATAATCCCAAGGTAACATGCTTTCTGAATCTGTTTGTTTGGTAATCGGACTGCCTAGAAATTTAGCTATCAAATAAATCTTGCCTTGTTGGCCCATGAAATTTTTTTGAATGGCTTCGTTTGTTCTCTGTTCTCTAATTTTTTCTTCTACGTTCATGAATTGCCTTTTTATTTTGCTCACGAGAATAAATATTATAAAAGGGGGACTTTTATGTTCACTAAAGTTTATAACAGCGTAAAAAGTTTATTTTCTAAATTTTTTGACAAGTCACAATTTGAGGCTTTGTCTGATGTAAGTTTAGACGCTAGCAAAAAAGTGGAAATCAAGTATTATTTGAACGATCCATCTACTCCAGATTTGATGGGGTTGGCTGTTAATCCGGTAACTTACAAACTGCCATTCAGTGTTAAACACTACATGAATGCGGGTGGTCCTTTTGATAGACCGCAAGGACAAGCTGCCAATATCTATGCAGTCATGTGTCATAGCATTAACGCAATTAACAGAACAGCTAATATAGACAAATGGGCTTTGGTTAAAAACTTAAATGTTGACCCTTTGGCTGGAGATATGCCAAATGCTTATTACGACCGTCAAGGTTTAAAATTCTTTTATTTCAATGGTAAAAGCGGTAAGAAAGTATTTACTTGTCTTTCCGCCGACATAGTCAGTCATGAATTGGGCCATGCTTTGTTGGATGCCATGAGGCCAGAATATTTCAATATGGCCAATACTGAAATATGGGCATTTCATGAATCTTTTGGCGACTGCATTAGCATCTTTAGCAGTTTGGCACAACCAATTTTGGTGGATTATATTTTGAAACAAACCGGAGGCGACCTAAAGAAGAGTAATTTGGTAGAAGGTTTAGCTGAACAGTTTGGTGCAGAGCTAGGCATTCCGGGTGCTTTGAGAAAAGCAGTTAATAGTTTTGTTTATGTCAACCCTGCAAAGTTGCCTAAAAATGCTCCTGATAATCAGTTGTCCTCAGAAGTGCATAGTTTTAGCCGTGTAATGACAGGTGCCTTTTATGATATTCTAGTGGCTGTCTATAACCATTACGGTAGCAATAAAGATGCCTTGGCTAAAGCAAGAGAATTTCTTTTAAAGACTTATATTGAAGCTAACAGAAAAGCTCCAAGTGCTGCTAATTTCTTTCAAAGTTTTGCGGCTACATGGATTGCTATTACTCAGCCAATAGACCCTCAAATTGCCAACTTGATGAAAGTAATTTTCAAAAACAGACAAATCTACGGTGTCGTTGTTGCACAAAGTGTAGTTTCTGACGCAGTATTTCCATTTGACAAAGTCAACTTGGGAGAAAATAAATTTGATAATGTAAATGTTGTCGTAAATCATGGAAAGATAAAAGTGTCTTCTCTATTTGAATCTGATGTTTTAGCTCAATCAGAGAAAATGGCCGAACTTATGGAATTGAATATGACCATACCATTAGATGATATGGTATGTATGGAAGACGGTGTCGTGTGCCAGATGTCTGTTGGTCCAAATGTTGCATGTGAATGCGCAAAAGACTTTTTAGATTATATCTTAGACAATGATCTATATGGCGACAATGAAATTCAGCCATGGTACAAAGATGAAGATAACAACCTAATCAGAAAACATATTACCTGCTGTGGCGACAATGGATTTGTTAACAATTGCTTAATTCCCGGCAATCCTGAATTCGGTAAATGCTGGAAGTGCAAGAATAATACAGGATGCTGCAGTCATGGCAATTGTTCATGTGAAGAATTGCCTAAAAAACAGGTAGTTTTACCATGTCGCACTAGATACAGCACTTGCTCTACAAATAAATATAATACAGGTTGTGGTGGCTCTAGATATTACAGCCAGCCATATGGCTGCGGGTCTGCAAGTGCAAATCCTGTTCCTTACACTTAAACATGATATAATATTTTGTATTGAGGGAAAAACATGAATTATTTCGACATGATTGATGAACGATATGAAGAAGTTGTCATGGTAGGTGGGGCCGTCTATGATGACGAAGACCCCGAAGAAGATGATTCTTGGGAAGATGAATGGACAGACGATCCCGAAGAATATGGTTATGAAGGCGAAGACCAAGAAGATGATGATGACGGTGAAGAATGGGAAGAAGATGACGATGATGAGGACGATGACGCCGACTATGATGACATGAGTGATGAAGACGATTGGGAAGATGATTTGGATTCTGATAATGACGATGATGACGGCGATGATGATGAGTTTGATAACTGATTAACGGTACATGGGCAGCGCCTTGAATACAGCTGGACTTGCTTGATCTTGGTCTACGTTAGAGCCAACTGAATCCCACCCGGCTGTTGTATATTGGTCGGGTGCATCCTTGAACTCTTGAGGCCTTGGTAATTTTGATTTTAGTTTTTGATATTGTTTTTCCATGGCTGGATAAATGTTTTCAAGATTATCGCTGCTCTTGTATTTGGTTTGTATTTTTTTAAGTTTTCTCTCTAAGTCCGCTCTTGCTGCTGCCTGTCTCATATGATCTACTGGCAAAGAGTCGGGCAACATAATACCACTGATGGCACTTCCGCCATATCTAGCGTAAAGGCGTGCAACGGGTTGTGCTGTGGGAACACCCCAGCTATCTCCCGCTGTTTCATTTTTTGCAAGCCATTCCTTAAAGTTCATAAAAATATATATTACTTTTATAGTAAATACTAATATATTGAGGGGATTTATGAGTAAGCCTTGGTCCGGATTAGTAAAATTATTGGAATTAAAAGTTACCGATTTAGACGGTAATGTTGTTTTTGAAAAAAAAGACATCAATAATGTTTTGCATTATCAAGGACAAGAACTTATTCTTTCGTGTATGTTTGGCAATAGTACACCGCCATCCGAATATTATGTCGGCCTAGACAGTAGAACTTCCATTACTGTGAATCAAAACATGACTAGCCTACAGGGAGAGCCTACTACTGGTGGGTATGTTAGACAGCCTTTGGCTAGGGGCACAAACTTTGCTGTTACAACAGTGGGCACTTCTACTACAAGCGTAAAGGCCACTAGTACGACAGTTACCTTTACAGCAACTGGTTCAAGCTATACAGCTACTGACATGTTTTTGTGTACGAGTTCTTCTGGTTCAACAGGATATTTGATTAGCACAGTTGCGTTTGGCACAACTGTGACTGTTTCTCCTTCAAATCAAGTAAGCATGAAATTTGCTATGCAACTTGGGGATTGCTAAAATCTATAAATTCCAAAGAATTGTCAAAAACCTTTTCGTCTTTGATTTCGATTTTGTGAAATGATTTAACATTCTTCTCAAAATCTTCAGACATAGTGGTATAAAACAATTCTTCTCTGCCGCCTTCGGTACGATTCAGCAAGTCGTAAAGATCGTATTTATCAAGTCCATCTGGTTGAAATGGCATAGGAAATTCGTAATTTTCTTCTTGAGGAGGAAGATGGATATTAATAATTCCACTTTTAATTTCTATTCCTTGGTCATGACTATCACAATCAATTAAATAACGACAAAAAATTTCTTGTATAGATTGAGGTTCTAAATCTTTGCTGTTTATTTTTGCTTTTATAAGAATGCCTGTTGTTTCCACGGGTACACATGCAAACAAATCGTAACGTTGATTTTCATTTAGATAAATCAAATGGTTGTAAACAAAAACTGTTGTCTTCATGTTTATAAACCGTGGTTTGGGTTGTAAAAAAGGCATTGATCGCTGTAATCACAGCGTTGGCAGTGAAATCCTATAGAGCCTTTTACTCTGTCTTCGGGGCTGTTTTCAATAGCATAATATGAGGTTTTTAAAAATTCTTTTGTTGAAATAAGACCCTGTTTTGAAAAATTAGTGCTAACAACCTCTGGGTCTTCAAGGTAAACTAAAGCTGCCTGAATTTTTTCCGGTTCTATATTGAAATGTTCATGAACATGAAGTGCATAGGCATTTAATTGCAAGTCTTTTTTTATACTTTTTTTGTTCTTACGCCACTTATTATTCTTGCTAGTTTTGTAATCAATAATAATGGCGGTATCATTTTTAATGATTAGTCTGTCAATATAACCCAGAAAAAACTTGTTGTTGGGAGGGTCTAGATCATACTTAATTTCATATTCAATGTGACCTTCAAATCCAACTTTCTTTGTAAATTTCTCTATAAATGCAGTATGAGCATAAAGTTTTTTAAAATACGTTTGGTCAAGATTGCACAAATTCTGGCTGCCATCAAAATCTATTCTTCCCTGAACTAAATCTAGCACAATATCATGAATAGGTCTTTGACCTTTGCTTTCTACGTAAATTTCGGCTGCTGTATGGACTAGTTTGCCATAAGTGAAGTAGACTTGTTCTGGTTTATTTGGTAAAACCTTCAGGTGGTACCTGAATTTGTATTGTTGCTGACACTGTTCAAAGCAACTATTTCTACTAACGCTGATATGTTCGATGTGCATATATTTAATTATAGGGAGGAAACAAAATGCCTGTAGCCTTTGACAAATTTGTTGATTGGGCAGAAAAGCATTTTGGCCCTATTGAAGTCAGAGGCAATGAAATATGTGTCAACAGCATCTTTACAGATGATAAGAAAAAAAAATTGTGGTGTAATCCATTTGGTGGAAGAAATAAAGTCCGATATGGTGTTTATCATTGTTGGAAAACGGATAAAAAAGGAACTCTTCTTAATCTAGTTATGCAACTGGAAAAGTGCGGCAGAGACAGAGCTTTAGATATTTTGGGTTGTGAAAAAGAAACGCTACTAGTGCCTGATGACATCGACTTTTCTTTTGACATAAATTCTCCAAAAAAAGAACTAGATTTGGGATTCAAGCAAAAGGAATTGGTTCTTCCTCCTTTTACATATCCTATAAATGTTGCTCCTACTTGCTGGCACGAAAGAGCTTCAGAATATTTGCAAGAAAGATCACTGCCAACGAAGGATTTTTTTATATGTACAGGCGGCAAATATGAAGGCAGGGTAATTATTCCATATTATGACGCAGCAGGAAGGCTGGTTTATTTTAATGGCAGGTCAATAACAGGCAATTCTCTAAGATATAGGGGGCCGGAAAAAGAAATTGGCGTAGGCAAGGAAGATGTTGTCTATTTTCCAAAATACCCAAATGCTGGAGATACATTATTTTTATGTGAAGGTGAATTTGATGCGTATGCATTGTTTTTGTGTGGCTATAAAGCGTGTGCGTGTGGCGGTAAATTTTTAAGTGAGAAACAAGCTGTTATACTTTCAGGCTTTAAAATGATTGTTTCTTTAGACGCAGATGAGGCTGGCACAAGTAGTTTAAGTATTATGCATAATCGCATTATACAATATAATCAATTTGCATCGGCTGATATTGTGCAACCGCCTAAACAAGTCAAAGATTGGAACGAATTTTACAAACAATATGGCGCAGAAATAATCAAAGGTTACGTATCAAGTAATACAAGGAGATTTACGATATGATTTCTGAAAAACAAAGAGAAAGATTGCAATATTTTGTGGATAGGATTGTGTCTTTCATAGTTCCCGCAACAAGTAAAAGATTTGAAGAGACTGATATAATACAGTATTTTGTTGGTCGTGTAACGGCCATAGATGAAATGGGAATCTGGTATAGGCATTTAGAAACAAATTGCATGAATTTTATTTTTTATGAAAACATTATAAGCATAGCTGAAGAAAAGTTTACACCGGATGAACCTGAGGTGCAGGAAGACAATGTTCAGTTGCCTCAAAACATAGATATGTTAAAACAAATGCTTAAGAATTGAGTCTCAATTTGTCAAGACATACCAAAGTCTTTTCGTAAAGGGTTAATCCTTTTAGTTTTAAATTTTGATTTGATTCAAAGAAGTTGCCTCCAACGCCGGGCCTGCCTCCTCTACGCTTTTTTATTTTTTGTTGTTGTGCAGGAATAACTGGTTCTACTTTTTGTTGTTGTGCAGGAATAATTGGTTCTGCTTTTTCAGGTTCTAATGGGTTAATTACAGGTGTATCAATCTTCTGTTGAAGGTTGTTTTTACCTTTACCTTTGCCTCCAGCTTTTCTTTTTTTTGGGCCTGTAAAATTGATTATCCTATCTTGGGTTGCCTGAAGCGCTTCTGGCGATACTGGCGTTGAAGGAGAAACGCTTACATTTGTATTTCCTGTAGCTGCAGGTTCAACAACAACAGATGTGTCCGTGGTTGTTACGTCCTTATCTTTATCATCAACAGTTGTTGTTTCTTTATCAAATAAAGTATCTTCCGGAGGCAGTCCTAGCAAGTCATCGGGTTGCTGACTTTTAGAACCAAAAAAACTTTTTTTAATATCACCACCTACTAAAGGAAATTTTTCAGGAGGTGCTACTTTTTTGGGAGCATTTTTGGCTGCTGTCTTAGTTGCTGCTCTTTGAATTTGTGCAGAAAAATAATTTGAAATATCATTCTTTATATCACTCAACCAGTTATCTAATTCCAAATCTAATTGCAACTTGCCTTCTGTAAGGCTCATAGTATTTTCTAATCTGTTCGATTTTTCTACAAGATATTTGTATTCGTGTAATGACATTTCTTTTACAGGTCTTCCCAAGTGTCCCAAAGTATTTTGATGAAAATATGGGTTCTGTGGATTTTTATAACCATGTCGAATATTAGACCACCAGTTTTTCAAGGTGTCAAAAACACCTCTTCTGTTTCCAGAGCCCTGTGCCCTGCGAAGTTGCATTTTTAAATCTTCGACAGCACGGTTAAGCATCTTCTCCAAATCAGCTTGCATTTTTTGCAATCTGGCTGGAGAAAAGCAAACTTGAGATTTTAAAGTTGATAAATCAATAGTGTCCATATGTCACCTTGTGGGGTTCTATTGTATCTAGATTTACCGGCTAAATTCTCCGATTTTTTTAAGGCTCATTAATTTACTGTCAAAATCATGAAATACGGAAGAAGTATATTGCAAATTGAGTTCGTCAAATTGATTTTCATCTTCCTTTGTATTGCACTCAAAATAAAATGCTCTTCCCTTTTTTCCCATGAGTTTGAATTTATGCATCAACAAGAATGCTGCTGCGCCTAAATCGGTTACAAATTTGTTGCTATTGATGCTAAAAGGATATTCTTCAAGTTTTTTCAGACCCATTAGGCAGTGATCGAAATAGTGAAATTCACTAAAAAGATATGCTGTTTTTTGGTCTTCAAACTCTTTGAGTTTTTCTTTTGGTATATTGAAAATGAAACTGCGTTCTTTTCTCCCTGCCAAGGGAAATCCCTGCATGAGGATAAACGCTGCCACGCCCAGATCATGGACTGGTCTTTGAATATTTGAATTTTGCATTACTTTCTCGCTTTCTATTGTGATACATCCGCCGCTTCAGCCGCTATCAAACACCCCTTGGCAACGCTGTACAGTGGCTCTTGGGGACGAATTACATCTCCAACTTTGATTGTCAAATTGGCTTGTTTTAATGTTTCGGCAAAAATATCAACGAATCCGGTGGCCATCGATGTGCCGCCAGCAACCACGAAATCTACAGGATGTTCCGATTTAACAGCTTGCTTAGCAGAAGCCAGCCCTTCCTTGATACCTTGAATAGTCTTTTCAATCATCAAGCGATATTGGGTGATGATTGCTCTCTCTATTAAAGTTTCAGGATCTTTTCTCAAGTCTACCTTCATTTTTTCTTTATTGATAAAGGTTGGTGATTCACCAGTAGCTTTTGCAGCCTGTCTATCAATCCAGTCACCACTATTGACAATAGCGAATTGGAAAATAGGATTGCCATACATAGCATAGCAAACGTTTACCATACCACCGCCACAAGAGATACCCACGCCTGTAAAGGCTTTTGCGCCAAGCTCTGCATAAACAATTGCCAAGGCTTCATTGATTGGCTTGGGAGTAACTTTGTAACCAGTTTCTGATTCATAGCTCTTGAAGATGCTTTCTACAACTTTTTGATGGTAGTCTGCGTCTGTTTCCTGATTAATTGCATTAGCTGGAACGCAGTAATATAGCGTTTCTCCGTCTCTGCTTACTGGCTCAACCAAAGAATGAAGCATAATGGACATTATTTGGAAAGCATCTCTTTCTTTTGGATTTACACAACCATCCTTCATGGGACGCTTTAATTCTAATGTAGGAAGGGTATAGGCCATATTTACAGCTGCTTCGCCTAAAGCATAGGCAAGCTTTTCTCTTTCAATCAGAGGTACGCCTGCCTGTCGCATCATGTTAAAAACAAAGCGATTTTCTAGAGGAAGCTCCAAGAAAGCATTAATTTCTTTCTTGAAAACTAAGTCATTAGATTCGTTCCTTTTGCAAGAAACTAGTGTATAAGTTCCTACATCTACTCCGATGGCCATTTTTTTACCTCTTTGTTTACTATTAACATTGTTTACGTATGAGCCTCTCATTTGCCAAACTTAATCTTTTCCTTAGAGTTAAAATCGGGCACTAACCAAGCCGCTTCATCCTCAGCGTCAGTTTTCTTAATAGGTGCAGGTCCAGAATTAGACATTCCGACTGTACCTTGATTGACAACGCCTCCACAATTTAAATTTATATTTAAATCTATTTGCAAGGCTAAAGTAACTTCCCCATTTTGAGAAATAACCTTGACATTATTCGGATTAACTAAAATTGCCATACTTTATATATAAGTAAACTCCTCTTATGTATTTAAAAGGCTATGCCAATTTTCTTCTAACATTTTTGCGCCTATTTGGCTTTGGCATGGTTTTACTAAATGATTTTTATCATATGGGCATTTCGGGTAATCCCAGCATGGACCACACCAATTATCAACTTGATTTTTATGAATTTGCAAAACTTTTACTGTGGGATAGTATTTGCAATAAACATATCCGTCAACAAAACCAAAAGTGCCCAAAGCTGGCTTGTTGTATCCTGCTGCTGCGTGCAAAAGTCCTGTATCGGTGGCAATCGTGTAATCCGATAATTCTACCGCCGCTAAAGCCTCATTCATTGCTAAATTGTATAGACCGGGTATTTTAAGATCGTCTATTTCAAGAATTGGTGCAGTGTGCAAAATAAAAAGAAAGAAGTCTTTGGTCATGTTTTTTATTATTTTGCATTGTTCATGGGTCATATTTTTTATACTCATGGCAGAACGAGGTGCAAAAGCAACTAGTTTTTTACGACCATCCCAGCCTATTTTTTTCAATCTTAATTCAACTTGCGGAAACAATTCTTTATAGCTAGGCATATGCATATTATGTTTGCTTAGTTGTAAACCAAAATGATTTGCCCATATATCGCTTCTATTTTTAGGGTTTTGATTTTTATGTATAGATTCATATCTCCCACAAGGGGTTGTAATATCAAAAGTTTCGAGAAAATTTATTTTTTTGTAGTGATCAATATGTATTACTTCATCTACGAATGGGTGTCTCAAAGCAGCAGCAAAAAACCGATAAGGAACTGCCCAAGTGATGTGGAAATTAGGAAATTGCTCCTTCATGTCCTCAAAAATCATTCTCATAGCAAGTATGTCCCCTAGGCCACCAACTGCCCTATAGACACATACTTTTTCTCTACAATTTAAAAATTGAGGTATTGTTATTTCATTACTGCGGTTTATTAAAAGCATAAAGGCAAAGGTTCCCCTTTGCCTTTATAATAGTTTTGCTAAATTTTTTAATTTCCAACTATAGATGAAACACTTACATTGCAAGTAACTTGTACACCGGCAACGACTGTGAATGTGGTGCCAGCCACGCTACTAAGATTAAGTGCAGTCAATGACAAATCGCCATAATTGAAAATCTGAGTCTGACCACCAGATAAAGCAATAGTTGCGCTTGGCAAACCATTTAACTCTACGGATAGGTCGCCACCACCAGTGTTTGAAATCTGGCAGAAACTGGCAAATCCACCGTTATTGGTGAAGTCAATTGAATAAGTTCCAGCAGCTGCCAAAGTTTGGCTATAAACAACAGGATAGTTGTTTTCTGCAGGATTATTACTCCAAATACTACCGTCATCAGACAGAACAGTGATAAAAGCTTGAGTTAGTGGAACTTGTGGGTAAGCATATCTTTTCCAATAATTACAATCTGTAAAAATCTGACCATCACTAAATTCCAAGTACTCGCCATTGGGTCCAGATACAAACATTTTACGCTGAATTGAAGGGTTATTATAGTCCACCTCAAATTCGATGCCTGTTTTTGGATCAATATCGAGATAACCCTGATATTGGTTGTTGAGATTTACTTGAAAAACACTCATGGTATCTCCTTTGTTAGAGGTATTTAGTGGGTATACCTTAATTTATTTATTTTTTTACATTCATAATTACTGCACTTGGAAACATCATTTGGAAGGAATTAATTTTTTTATGTTCATCCAGCAAATAAATCTGTTTGCCCAAGGCTGCTGCTGCGACTATTTCAGGACATTCCTCTCCATATATCACACCACAGTTTTCGCACAAATCTTTCATGCAATCAGAAATAAACAGTGACCTGCCCAAATTTCTTAATACAATTTCATGTTTTTTAGCTATATTTTGCCCAAATACTCCACATCTAAAGTTAGATTCAGACGGAGCAGTATCTATTTTTATATCTAATTGATTTTCATCAGCAAAAGACATAATTGCATCTTCGCCTTCTTTTTCTTTACATGCACACATTTTTTTGAAAGATGTTTTGTATTCTGAAAAATGGCTTTGGCTCAAAACAAAATCGTAACTAAAATTTAAAAGTTTGCTGTCTTTTATCACTAGAAAAAATTGCAAGTTATAATTTTTTCTTAATTTAGCGCAAATTAAGACTAATTTAGAGACAGTCAAATCATGGTGCCCAGTGTAAATAATAGGCAGATAGTTCTTTAATTTGTGTAGGTCGGAAATGAAAAACATTGATAGTTCCAATGATGAAAGTCAAAATGCCATGGATGCCTTGGCTGCCTTTGTATCAAATTTTCAAGATCAAGATGATAACATTATGATAGTTTTAGAAGAGTTTTTTAAGAAAATTTGCGGTGAAAAATGCAATTAGTTTATTTTGGACGAAGAGATAAAAAAGCAATCGACGTAGTCGGATTGTGCCCTAGCGATGTTCACAAATCCATTCCATATCAATTAGATAATTTATTATTACATCGAGAAAATATTCCTGTAGAACATTTCCAAAAATTACAGATTTGGCAACAAAAAATGGTCATGG